CTGGCGGTTTAGCGGGGGTGGAGGCGCGTGCCATGGTGTTTCCTTTACACAGTTACACGGTTACACAGTCACTTAGGACACAGTGCGGACATTTAGCTTCCGCTTACTGAACGGTTCGACACCGGGGATTTTCTGACCCATGTCGAACAGCTCACGGCAGCCGGTAGCTGAGGGTCTACGTTCCAGCAGGTGCCAATACTTCTTGCGCCCGATGTACTTGTAGAACTCATCCCAGTCCTGAACCTGCGGCACAGTGCTGGAGCTAATGCTGGCCGAAGCCAGTTTGCCGGTTGCCTTCTCAACGCCTGCGCTCTCCATCGCCGCGAGAATTTCCGCTTCGACTTCTTCAAGCTGGCCATTGATGTCTTTCACCTTCTGTTCTGCCAGACGCTTGGTCTCGCGAACTTTCTGGTATTTGTCGATCAACGATCCGAGGGACATAACGTACTCCTGTTTTGAAATTAATTCAATATCATTAGTGGATGTAAATGCTTACTTACATTTTTGCGCACATGTGCGTAGTTACTGGGTTATGTCTCGTTTTCGTTTTTCTTTCTGGTGCTGTACATGTACATGTACAAGTGGATAAGTGGATAAGTGAAACTACGTAAGCAGTTCTACTTACTGTAGTAGGCTCCCCATTTCACGTCGCTGGCCACTGGTAGACCAGGTGCCCAGTCGGGTGCGACGGACATCTGTTCTTCAATCCACTTGGCCGCGTTATCCGCCTGCTTTAGCTGGGCCAGCCACGAGCCTTCATCATGCGTGGTCATCGTGGTGCGGTACCGGCGGTTGATCTGAATGATCTGTTCGCCTACGACGATCCGCGCCAGTGCCTGAATGATGTTCTCGTTGCACTTGCCCCCGTAAATCTTGACTCGGCCGCCGCGTGCGCTGTATGTGATCTCGTGCATGCGCCCGTTCTTGTCGAACGAGGCCTGTAGGTCGGGGTACTTCAGGCTTAGCCCGTTGGGCAGCCAGATGATGCCCGGCTCAAACTGCAGCTTCATTCCGACACCGACTTCACCACTCTGGCCAGCGAGCATAGCTTTCAGCATGTTCTGTAGTGCTGCCCAGCCTTCGACGATGGGCTTGTTAGCCTTGCGCCAGCCGCGCACGATCTCGCCTACCTGGTCTTCTGGTAGGCGCACACCGTAGTTGCGGGCCATGCTGTTAAACGCGTTGTTGGCGCCTTGGTAACCCAGGGCCAGGATGGCGACCTTGCCGATCTGTCGACGTTCGTCGTCGTCATCACTGCGACCTTTGACTGTTTCGACACCGTAGATACCTTCTGCCTGCATGCAGTAGATGTCATCGCCGTTGGAGAAGGCTTCGGTGATCTCGTCATGGCCCCAGAACCAGGCGTTCATCCGGGCTTCAATCTGGGCCGAGTCACCGGTGACGATGGCGTAGCCCTTGGGTGCCAGGATGCACTTGCGCAGTTCGCCGCCGCGCTTAAAGTTCTGGAAGTTGGTCTTGTTACCGCCAGACCAGCGGCCGGTGTGCGCCCCGTAGTAGTTGTACAGAACAGGCGCGCACCACTCTTTCTTTTCCTGCATGGCCAGCAGCCGGCCGGCACGGGTTTCGCCGATGCTGGACTTCACGGCTAGGCGGGCTTCGACCAGTGCAGCGGCGTCGCTGTCTTCATCGTCCATCAGTTCGACGAAGGCCTCGTCGCCCTTGGCGAAGGCGTACACCATCTTCTCCTGCTTGATGCTGTATTTCATCGGCGGGGTGACGCCTACGTCGATCAGGGCCTGGGCCAACCATTCATTCTTGCCCAGGTATTCCTTAGCGCGCTCGTAATCGTCGGTGCCGGTGGCTTTCTTCAGCACGGCTTTCTTGTGGGCGACCTCGCGGGCCAGCTCTTTCTGGCAGCGGGGTACGTCGATCTTCAGCACCGGGTCGCAGAACGCTGCAATGGTGATGTCGATCAGCTCCAGCTCGTCGACCGGGAAGTCCTTTACCATGAGCTTGAAGATGTCGTATGTGAGGCGAACGTCTTCCTGGCAGTAGGCCATCAGTGGGTAGAGCAGGTCGTCCGGCAGATCGCGGATGCCCTTGGTCTTGCCCAGCACGTCCTGCATCTTGTTGCCGACGTTGTAGAACTTGGCCACGTCGTCCAGGCCTGCACGGATTTCATTGCTGTGTAGCGCACGGGCCATCGACAGCGAGTCGAGGTAGAACGCCGGTACTACGCCGTAGTGGTGGCTCAGGATCAGGCCGTCGAACGCGCAGTTTCCTGTGATGCTCACTACTCCGTTTCTTCGGATCAGGAATGCGCTTGTAGGAACGGTATAGCAGTACACATCAAAGTCGCCGTCTTCTTCTACGGGGCTAGATACTAGCTTTGCGTAGCTACGCTCTCTTGGCTGGCCCGTGTACAGCTTTGCTTCTTTGTTGTGCGCGTTGAATCCCCTGGCGTTGTCCCTTTCGGTGTAGTTGAACCCCCACCCCGACGTGTGGGCCATTAGCTGAAATGCTTCTGCAGTTTCTTTGTCTGCGGTGCTAAAGGCGTAGGTTGTGTACCGCTTAACGCCTACTTGGCTTCCGTCCCAGAACTGCGCTTCGTGCAAAATTGCTTTGCGAGCGTGCAGTGGCAGGTCGATAACCCACGGGCCGTACTTTTTCTCTTGTCCGAGCAATGAGAACAGCTTGCGTACCAGGTCGCAGGTCGTGATTGATACTCTCGTAGCTCCTAGCTCGGTTTCTGTTACCCGGTAAGGAAGGTCGAGAATTTCTATCACTTCGAGGAGCCTGTGAATTTTCCGCGACTTTTTGAAGTGGAAATTTACCCCATACACTTCGCCGTTTGTTATTGCCCATGACCCGTCCGCCCTAACAGCCTCCATGAACTGAGCCTCGCACGAGAGCAGGTCTATACTCCCGCCGGCGAAGTACCCTGCAGTCGGTACGTACGTGTTGTTTTGGCTCTTGCTTGCTACTTGTTGCGCGGATTCTGCGCGCCACACGATGTTGTCCGGAGTGGAGAAATACACCCGGTGGTTTGGGGTATAGCTGCCCTGGTGGTAGTTGGTGTCCCAGGTGAGAAGTTTGCTGGACTTCTTGGATACTTTTGCCAGTGGTTTTGTCCAGGATAGTGTTTCTGTTTCCGGGTTCCACTGCATTAGCGTTTCGTCGTTTGCTGCTTCTGCTATGCGTTTCCAACCGCTGGGGGTGAGGATTTCTGTGTCCTCCGGTACGCAGTTGTGGCAGAGCAGGGCGGCATTGCCCCAGTTGATGGTGGCCAGTACGTCCTTGATCATGTCGCCCGGTACGCAGAATGCTTTTTCTGCACCGAGCTTGAAGCCGCAGCACTGTGCCTTGAACTGCTCACTGCGCACGTATTCGCTGGTGTTCATCTTGCACTGTGCGTTGCTGCGCAAGGTATAGTCCTGGGCGAAGTAGGTTTCAAAGTCGAGGGTGACGACTTCGAGCTGTTTGCCCGTAGCGGGATGCTTGATTTTCATTTACACCATCCCTATGCATACGCCGTAGCACCGGCTAGAACAGAACCCGTGCGCTCCGTCTATGACGGCTTCGTCTTCTGGCACGCCTGTACCGCATTCTTCGCAATACACAATGCCGTCAAATTCTTCGTAGGTGCCTTTGCCGTTTGAAGGAAATTGGCGGCAGCTTGGATCGTAGATCGTGCCGTCTTGACGTTTGGTCCACCAGTGCGGTTCCTCAGTCCCCCACAGGGGGCAGAAGTAATGGCCGCGCACCAACGTGAGTGAAGGATCAGCCGTTACTGCTGCTTCACTTAGTTCCTTACAGCGACCTCTAAACTCCAGGTAATCTGCGTGTACTTGTTCTTGCGTTCTGTTCATCGTTTCTTTCCTGCGAAGTCAGGGCGGAGGATGTTGTTGCCCGGCTCAGCCAGTGCGTTTTCAAACGACTGGCGAATCACTTCCTGGTCGGCCAGCTTCATGATCTTCAACATGGTTTGCTGGTCAGCGCGGCCTATCAGCCATGCAGGTAGCTCACGCACCAGCTGGTCTGATTTGTCTTTCTGCATTGGCGTCATCGGTCACCATCTTGGGCGTGTAAACACTGGGCATACGGGCGGGTATTTGTACTGAGAGATCGCGTAGCTGTACGCTGAAACGAGCAGTACGATCCCCGCGATGGCTAGCGCGACTTTGGTCATGCTGCTTCGCTCTCCTGGAAATACTGTTTCATGCTGGTGAGCATGGCCACGAGACTCAGGCCGCGTGTCTGGCAGCGCTGATACTCTTTTTCGTCGAGCGTGCCGGTGGCGATTACGACGATGGTTTCTGTGCGCTTGGTCTGGCCTTTGCGGTAGTGGCGGTGCCATCCCTGCTCGAACAGCTCCTGGTTACCGGTCGGCGAGGCCCAGATCAGCCTGGTGGCCTTGGTCAAGGTGACACCGTGTGCTGCACTCTTGGGGTGAGCGAACAGGACGCGGTATTTGCCCTTTTGGAAGTCGTGGACGATCTTTTCCCGTTCACTGTCCGGTGTATCGCCATCAATGACGGCGAAGGACTGCTTGGCCTTGGTGGCGTGGGCAACCAGCTGGTCACGCTGGTGTGTCCAGAAGAAGAACACAATGCTGTGCTCGGCTTCTTCCACCAGGTCAGTGATCAGCTCGTAGCGGCCGGTGTCGACAACGGTCGGCTCGCCTCGGCGGCCATACACTGCGCCGCTGGAGATTTGCAGCAGCTTGCCTGCGACAACGGCTGCGTTGGCGGCGGTGATCAGCGTGTCGCCGATGGCTGTCAGGCTGGTCGCTTCCATCTGCTTGTAGTGCGCCATGTGCTTCGGCGACAGATCGTATTCCCGTGTGTAGATGACGTGCTCGGGCATGTCCTCTACTTCTTCCAGCTCGTGACGAATCACGATGTCTTTCAGCAGGGCAGCTACGGTCTCTACAGCACCGGGTTTGTCGGTCCATCGCACAGCGTGTGGGCTGTTACCTACTTGTAGGCTGTCACACACGCAGTTGCGGAAACCGAAGAAGCTGTTGCCCAGGCGCTTGCCGCCGTCAAGGATGAATACCTGGTGCCATACTTCTGTGATGGTGTTGGCGTTCGGTGTGCCGGTTAGGCAGCGGCGGTACTTGAATCGCTTGAGCGCCACCTTCGACATGGCCTTGCTGCGCTGGCTGGTGGCGTGCTTGAAGGCGGTCGACTCGTCCACCACTAGGGTGTCGAACTTGTCGAAGAACTTCGGTGGTTGCTTGGCCAGCCAGGTGGCTGCGTCGGTGTTGGTGATGTAGATGTCGGCCGGTTGCTTGAATGCTTTCTCGCGGTTGGCTGCGGTGGCGATGCTGTACTTCAGGTGCGGAAAGGCCTTCTCGATGTCGTTGCCCCACGCTGTTTTGAGCAGCGTCCGGGGAGCGATGACGAGCATGCACTTGCCGCCTTTTTTGCGGTGCTTGGCGTACCAGGCCAGGTGACCGATGGTCTTGCCGGTATTTCCCGTAGCGAAAATGTATCCGTCACGGCGAAGCAGCAAGAATGTAGACGGCACACTGAAGCAGTATTTAAACCCTTCCGGGTTCTTTACTACGCGTACTGCGTCTGGATCGTACACGCCTACTTGTTGCAGATCGCTGCAATGTACCGTGTACTCTATTTCTGTTCTGCCCCTGCGGTTCCGTATTTGGTACCTGCAAGATGCAGTTCGGCCGTTTGCTGCGCATGCGTACTGTATGAAGTTAGCGCTTTCTTCTTCATAAGTGCTGAAATCGAAGCTACCGGTTTTGCGTTTGCAGCTGTCCCAGTACGTGACTTCGTCGGCTACTAGCCGTAGTTGTTCTGGGGTGCATTCCCACCACTGCTGATCAAAAACTTTGCAGCGCATCGGGGCGTCAAACGCGAATACGTGGTACTCCGGTACGCTGTTGCACTGGCGCAGTTTGTATTCTATGCCTGCTCGTACAAGTAGCTCGGCTAGACGCTCTTTCTTCCGCTCTTTCTTCAAGCGCACTGTGCAGCGCGTAGACCCGCTCGGATTGAATGCGCCGTCTGCTATTACTGCGACCAATACTCGTAGCTCTGCGTCTGTGAACGGCATTCCTTCGCGTGCTGGTGCTTTGAAGGTGGTTGCGAACCGTCTTCTGTTTTTGTGTCCGCGACCATCATGCATAAAGTCATAGTATTCAGCGGCAGAGCACTCGAAGTGGCGTTCTTTCTCGTCGTAATAGAGCACTCTGTGCTCAAACGACAGCCGCTGATTAGTACCTTGACGAGGTTCGATAGCCAGCATTTCACTGCACGGCTTCTTTATGTATTCGAGCGGAGTTACGAACTCAATCGCTCTTGTTTCTGGGTGGAACTGGGCTACAAGGTCGCCCTCGACGTATTTGTCGATTCGCTTCCATCCTGTCGGGGTTAGGTATTCCGTGTCTGCGGATACACACCCGCATCCTGAATTGTCGAAGGCCCCCTCGGTACCGATACGGTCAAGTGCGCGGATGGTTGCCTTCTGGTGCTTGCGTAACGTGATGAGTGCCATGATTTAATCGCCGATGGATTAGTGGATTAATTGGCGTGTTTAGTTGCGTTTTCTTTGTGTGCAGCGCACGCGGCCATGAGTGGTACTTTCCATTGCTCCCAGAAGACAGAAGCGGTAGTTCCGTCCATGGCCTGTATTTGGTCTTCGCTAAAGGCGGCCCAGTCAGCGTGGGGGTGTCGTTGGCAGCCGATGCGCATGAAGTTGTCGCTTATAAGTATCCAGTAGCGAAGTCCGCAGATTGTTAGGGGCGCTACTGCCAGTTTTTCTCCATCCAGGTTGGCTCCATCCAGGTCGGCTCCATCCAGGTCGGCTCCGTACAGGTCGGCTCCGTACAGGTCGGCTCCGCGCAGGTTGGCTCCGCGCAGGTCGGCTCCGCGCAGGTCGGCTCCGCGCAGGTCGGCTCCATCTTTTACGAGACTGATAAGCAGTTCTTTTACGTTTTCTGCGTCTCCTTCGTGAATAATTTCTCCGGTAAACCTGTTATGTATCGTTACCTTTTCCATCATCTTTTCCTTTTATTAGTGGACTTGTTGGCGTGGCTTGGCATTAACGGTGCAAGCGCGTTCCAGTTTGTCCAGGTTGGTCTCTACAAGCGGTGCGTTCAAGGTGAAGCCAAGTTGGTAGCTGAGCAGCATCATGGCCGGGTCGTTCTCTGCCGGCGTGTTGATGACTGCGCACTCGTGAAGCCCTTGATTTAGCGCTGCCAGTAGCTCTTTGTGGCTGAGCGTGGTGCGGGCCAGCGCCGCTTCGTGGCGATGCATGGCTTAGCCTTCCAGCTTTGCAGTCGCTGCCGCGATAGCGGAGTGGGCGACGTTCATTACAACGCCGGGCAACGCTTGTTCGAGCTGCATTAGATGCAGGCCCAGAGCGCCAGCTACAGTCTCCAGGTCGTGGCCGTCGAACAAGTCCCCAACTTCGTTGGCCAGGTTGACGATCTTGGTGTGTACCGCATTTGCGGCTTCTGCTACTTCTTCGGCTGCTACTTCTTCGGCTGCTACTTCTTCGGCTTGGGTACTCATTTCTTGCCTTTCGTTGGCTTGAGGTTCGGATTTACGCCGTGCTTGCAATGGCCGGTACCGCCAAACTCAGTCGGCTTGTATGGGCACCACTTGCAGGTGTGGATACTTGGACGCGGAGGAAAACGGGTGGCAGAAGTCATGGCGCGGAAGCGCTGGTCGAAGCGCAACTGAAAACGCAATGCTTGCTGCCGGGTGTACTGCACGATGGAGATGTCATCCAGGTCGTGGTACCAGAACTCGACGTAGCACTTTTCGATTTCCGGGTAGCGCAAGAAGACGGACAGGGCGTACAGCATGCCTTGCTCTCCGTGCTTGATCTCATTCCCAAACTTGCGGCCGGTCTTGTGGTCGATTACCCAGGCGGTCTTGCCGATGCGTACGCAGATGTCCAGCTTCATACGCAGCCAGGTTTCTACGCCTGTCCAGCTGGTGATCGTCCAGTTCTTTGTGAAGGCCCAGTCTTCTTCAATGATGGCCAGGCCTTGCTCGAACAGATCACGGGCTGCGTACAGCTCTGGCTCGAAGTTCATCAGCTCGCCGATCAGGCCAGGTGTCAGGCCTTGAACGAAGTTTTCTGCGGCGAAGTGAACCAGTGTGCCGCGCTCAGCGGCCTTGGACTTCAGTTCTTCCGGTTCAGGAATCTTGTCGATGAACTTGAGCTTGGCCTCGAACGGGCATTTCTCATAAACCATGAGACGGCTGAATGAGGCGGTGGTGATCGTCTCGGGAGCGCCCATTGTTCCTCCGTGGATTAGTGGATCACAAGACGTGCCGAGGGATCAACGCTCCTTTAAGGACGCTGATGTGCTGCAGGCTGTGATGAGGTTGAAAACGGTAGTCTGGGTGGAGCACCCAGTTAGCGCCAAGACGCTCTTTGGCTTCCTGACGTAGGCGCTCTAGCACTTCGGGCTTGGAGGGTTCGTGCAGCATGACGGTTTCTCCTGACGAAGCCCTGCCAAGTTTTGTAGCCGCGTTGTTGCGCGATGACGGCCAGAGCTTCGTGCGGTGTGAGGTTGGGTTGCTGCTGTTGCAGGCTTACAGCCTCTTGGCGGGCCGCAGCAATGGCCGGTGCATCGTGGTGCATATCAGTCCAGGGATTTGGTGGCGCGCAGTGCGGCCATCTGTGCTTTGGTGTCGGCGATACGGGCTTTCATCAGCTCGACCGCTTGCTTCTTGGCCTTCGGGAAGGAGCTGAATACGAACTTGTCGTCGATGCTGGATTTCAGACCTTCAGCCGAAGTGACTGTGATCGCGGTGATGCCGTGGGTGACGTGGTAGAGTTTCATGTTAGTTGTCCTTGTGCAGGTTGCGGTTGTCCGGGCCAGCAGTGACGACCCACAGGGTGTCCGGGTTGCTGGTATTGCGCAGATCGCGCTCAGCCTTTGCCTTCTTCTTGTCTGCAAAGTAGGCGCTGGTGTCGTGTTTCTTTTCGTTGGATTTGCGCAGGGCGTACAGACGCAGGGTGGGCATTTGAATCTCCGTGTGTGATGGGCGGAGATGCGCTCCGCCCGGTTGGGTTTCTTTGCTAAGCCAGTAATCTATCGTGGATTGATGGATTAATCAAGCTTGCTTTACTTGTATTCATGGCCAATCCGGACCCTTTTCAAGAATCAGTTACCTGCTTGGTCGCGGCTTTCTTCTCCTTCAGCCATTGCTCAAATCCTTCACGATGCGGGCAATTATTGGACGAATGCCCGACTTCATCGCACAGGCCGCATTGCTGCGATTCCTTCCCGGCTGCGGCGAGGGCGGCGCGTACCTTGCGCAACGCATCCATGATTGGTCCGTTGGGCTGAACCGTGGGGTCTTTAACTAGCGCCTTGTCCAATTCTTCCAATGCCTCCATCAGCCGCGCATCCGGCGCAGTTGAACTGTGTGATTCATTGCAAGCATTCCAACCATTCGCGTATGCCATTTCTAGTGCAGCATCCAATGGCACTCCAGCGCCTTGCTCATGAGCTTTTAACGCCTGCACGAATTCGCCATAAATGGTTTCTAGCGCAACGTTGTTCCCGTCTACGTGACGTAACAGCTTTCTACTGGCTTTTATCAAACGAGCATCCGGCGCGGGGCGGGTGTATCCACTATGCAGGTCGCCGTCGTAATCCAGAATGAACGGTTCTTCCTTGATCTCTCCGATCAGGAATCGGACGCGATCTGCCTCATAGCGCACACGGTCGGGATACTCTGAACGGGCAATTGTGAAACCACTGTAAATGTCGCCTTTATGTAGAATTGCCGTCCAGTTTGCCTTTCCGTTAGTCTCGGGCATGCTGCCATACCAGACAGTCAACGCCACCGCCTCGCCGTCCGGGGTGCTCTTTGTAGTGCGGTTGTCGACCAATTCACGAATTGCGTTGTGATGTCGGCGGTCCCCTAAAAGTAGGCCATGCACCCATTCAACGGGAATGACAACAGTTTCGTCTGCTTTATTCATATTTACTCTCCAGGCAGTTGTACTGCACGGCCGTGCCTTCGTAGTCGTGCTCCTCTACGGCCTCTGCCATTCTCAGCACTTCTACGCGCACGGGTTTGCCGTCTACTTCGCCAATGAATACTGAGGCGGCGGAGCACCAGCCACCTACGTCTTTGGCCAGGCTGCTGATGGTGTCGCCCAGATGGGCTGCGTCAACATTGATCATTACCATTTCTTTCTGGACATTTGCCGGTAGTGTGGCTTGTTCTTGGGCGGCTTGGGCATCACGGCGTCCCAGGGCGACTCCATACAGGCACGGACTATCAGGAACTTCATATCGCTGACGATTTGGAATCGCCTGTCGTTGCCGATGTTGAACATGGTCGCGTACACATCCATCTGTTCGTCCATACGCTTTACTTGCTGTTGGCTCGGCCACATTTCCTTCTGCCATTGCACGGAGTGGGCGCTTCTGTCGTTTTCGCAGCCTCGGTCGAATGCGGCAACGACTAGCTCTTTGTTCAGTTTCTCCCACATCGCAATGATGGCCGGGTGCCTTGCCCGGAATGCAGCGACAGCTGCTTCGGCTTCTTCGAGGGTCACGTCAGCCTTTCAGAATTTTGAGGTCGTACGGCACACCGTAGAGGAAGCCGGCCTTGGTGTTTTCCAGCATGGTGACGACGCCCTGCTTGCAGAGCTTGCGCAGCTGCTTGCGGCGGCGTTCATGTCCCCATGCGTAGCGCTTTACGAAGACTTTGCGCATGTCAGTTTCTCCAGTGGGCACCAGCTGGGTATTTCGCCGGTGCCTTCGGCCACGGTCATACGCACCGCTTTGTCGTACACGACTTCGTGCGGCAGCTTGCGGTTTACTTTCCGGCACACCGGTACGTAAGACACCTTGGCGAACGCGCCTTTGTGGTCGCGGTGCTGGCAGGTGCCACAGGTTTCGATTCGGATAATCCGTGTCATGGTTGCTCCTTGATGTAGTTGCGCAGCATGTTCAGCACCATCAGGCCGCAGGTACCAGGTAAACTTTCACAGTCGCTTCTCCTTCCTGTCTCTGGCCACACACAAGGTGGCGCAGTGAACACGGTCACGGTTGCTCATGCGCTCCGGTGCGTAGAAGCTCCACACCATCCGGCGTGCCTGGCACTTGGTCAGCATGAAGTGCGGCTTGCCTGTGTTGTCTACGAGCCGCCAGCGGGCGCGCTCGCGTGCGTATCCATTCATTTGCCAGTCCTTTAGGGAGCCGAAGCTCCCTGGTGGGTTGTTAGATGTGGCAATCCACGATGGTGATGCGAGCGTCGTCTGGCAGAGCGTCGATGGCTGCGTTCATCTGCTTGTTCCAGTCGTCTTGCGAGAACTTGTCGTCGCTCATACCGAACCAGCCCATCTCGCCTTTTTCTTTCCAGCCATTGCGGTCCAGGAATGCGTAGGTGGCCAGTGCACGGTCTCGACCGCGTTGAATGAAGGTTTCGCGGTCAACTTGGAAGCAGTCGATGGAATCAACAGACCAGGCGTCGCACAGCTCTTTGATCTTTTGCACAGCGGGTTGCGCCCAGTACAGGTTGCGTGCGGTTTGTACGTCTTCTTCGTGCTGGGAGTACACGGCTTCCCAGCTTTCCCAGGGTCCGAGTGCGATGCCTTCGGCGACTTTGTCGTACTGCTTGGCTGCTTTGGCGCCGGCCGCGTCGCGCATGCCTTCGATGTCCAGCTCGCCTTTGAGCGCGCTGTCAGCTTCTTCGCCGTCTTTGAGCAGCAACCAGTTGCTGAAGCGGCCACCAACCAGGTACCAGTCCCATTTGGCGTTGGGATTGGTGAACTTGTAGGCAGCGATTAGTTGACCTTCTTTGACTACGGCGTAGCGGGTATTCGGCGCGTCTTCCGGCTCAGCGTCGTAGACTTCTTTGATGCTGTAGTAGTCGTCCAGGAATTCGACCATGGGTTGGTCGGAATAGTGTTCTTTGTTTTTCAGTGCTTCTCTGGTTACGTTGACGTGGATGACGTACTCGTCTTCTACGCCGGTGCACTCGTACTCGTGGAACGGTGCGAGTTTCTTGTCGATGTTGTTACCGATGACCATTACGGCGAAGTGGCTCATGATTTAATCCTTTGAGATTGGTGGATGCGGGGGCGTGAGTAGCCCCGGTGGTTATTTCTTATCGGGGAACCAGGTCTTCCAGTCCGGTGGTACGTCCCAGCAGACTGTCTTGCCTACGGCGCTCTTACCCTTATAGCTGACTGGGCTGACAGGGGCTTTGAACAGGCTGCAGGCCCGGCTGAAGGCGGTGGTACTGCCGTAGGGTTGGCCGGATACAAATTCGACCAGGGTGCGCATGTCGTCGCGCAGAATCTTGGTTGTTCCCTCCTCTGCGTTTTCGCACTGCACGCGGACGACGCGCATGTACTCCAGTGCCTTCATACCGGCCAGGTCGTTGATGCTCTTGCTGCTTTCCCCGTTGGGGATGAGGTCGAGGAAGAAGCGGATGTTGCGGCTCTTGATCGCCGAGAAGGCTTCTTCGGTGCTCGACTTGTTGAGCTTGATGACCTGCTCTTTCGCTTCGTTCATCAGCGGGGTGTGCACGGCTTCTTCGTTGATCTTGTGACTGCGCAGGTAGTGCACGAAGCAGGGTAGCGCCTTCTCCAGCTCCTCACCGAAGCCTGGCGAGAAGTAGAACGTATCTTCCTGGTAGTTGCCTACGTTGAATCGACGGTCATTGGCTGGCAGGTACACCGGGTCGTAGGCGTTGGACGCGAATATCCAGTTGGAGAAGTTCATCATCTGGAATTGGCTGGAATACATTGGTCGAACAGTAATGTCCGCTTCGCAAATCCAGGTCTTCAGCTTCTGGTTGAGGCTCTTGGATTCCTTGATTACATTCATCTCGGCTTCGTCGATCCAAATGATCTGGTTGTAGCCCATCCAGTCGTTGTACTTGTCCAGCAGGTTGTCTTGCTGCTGTGTGATCACGTTATTGCGGCCGAATAGTGGCTTCAGTATGTGATTGAGCAGTGTGCCTTTACCGGTGCCCTGGGTGCCTTGGAGAATCCATGCAGTGCGGGTTTGTCCCCCGGTCTGCACGATGTAGGCCAGCCAGTTAAGGAAGTGCTCGTACAGTTTGGCATCGTCCTTGTTCTTCTCACGGATGCCGAGGGCGTGCTTGATCACCAGCTCAATCGGTTTCCAGTCGCCTTTGCGGGCGGTGAGCTGCGGCTTGCTGTACTTATTAAGGAACAGCTCCTCGCTATCCAGAATGGTTTGGATGTCTGGGCGATAGGTGATGTCCCAGTCGACGATGATCTCTGGCAGCTCGTAGCCGTACTGGCCTACGCCGTCTTTGAGTCGGTCTCGCGAGCCGACAAGGTAGCAATCGACAGTACGATCTGGATGCACGCGACCGTAGTAGTAAGCGTCCCCTTCTGCGTGGTGGAAGGCGAAGATTTGAGTGCCGTCTTCCTGGATGCCGACGCCTTGGAACAGGCAACGGGTGGCTTGCTTCTTTTCATAGGTCTCTTTGCCCTTGGCTTCCTGGTAGTAGGAGGGCAGCAGCTCTTTGGTGAGGTAGAGCGGTTCACCTTTGAAGTTGTGGATGACCTCGCAGTTGTCATCGTGGTGGTAGTAGCCCCAGCTGTCGCCGCCATTCAGGTTCAGGTAGGTGTAGCCCCGTTCCTTCTTGATGCCGGTGACTTCGGCCTCTTGTGGCTTGGCCAGGTACATGACTGAGTGCTTATCGCTGAACCGTTCGGTGACGCGACGGGGCGGTAGGTTGCGCTCAAGCCGTAAGTCATTGATTTTATTGGTAACATCCAGCTTGATTTGCTCCGGTGGGGGCAAGTCTTTCAGGCTGATGCGGGCGCGTTCCTTGCCGCGCTTGACCATCTGGATGCGTTTGCCTTCCATCAGGTCTTTCATGCCCTTGGCTTCAATGATCGGCGGGGCGACGTACAGCAGCTTGTCGTTCTGACAGGTCGTGATGTCTAGCGGATAGGACAGCGCGTTCTGGGAGTTGGTGAGGCGCAGGTCCTGGGCCAGCTTGGGGATGGTGAAGTTCAGATGTGTCAGCCACTGCTTCAGGCTGTCCGGGGTCATTTCTTCTTCAAGCAGGACGAAGATGTGGCAGCTCAGCGGTTGGCTGCGCTCCTTGTAGTTCTTGTTGGTCACGCCATAGCTTGCGCTGTACTGGACGACGCGGGAAACGCCCCCCATGCCGATGGCCGTCATGAATTGGTCCGGGGTGTTGAAGGCCGTGGACTTGTCAATGTCGAAGCAGACCCACTGGGTGGGCGTAATGCTGGTCGTCGAACCGGCCCGGCTCTCGTTGTGTAGCGGGTGGTCCAGTCGGCCTTTGAGCAGGCAACGACCCAGGGCGGCTGCGACGCTGACGGCTGCATACAGGTCGTCGATGTTTCCGATTTGTTCGTTGTGAGACGCGAAGCGGTAGGCGTTCGGGTACGGCTGGATTTTTTCATCCGTGTATGTCTTGGCGAGGATGATGTCGCTCTCAAGGGTGTGCAGGATCATACGCGTCCTTTTTGCTTGATGGATTGTATACAATTGCTCAAAAACGGCTACAAAAAGCGTGCCAGCTGCGTTTCTTGGAGTTTGGCTCGAAAAAGTTTTGCCTTCGAGGTCAAAAGTTTTAACTTCGAGGGCAAAAGTTTTCACTTCGCGGTCGAAAGTTTTCACTTCGAGGGCAAAAGTTTTAACTTCAAAAAAACGGGGTTTTCTCGAAAATACCCTGATGGCATGTGAATCACGGTGGATTAGGGGACGGATAATCCCATAATCTTGTACTTTGTGCAATGGCTTGATGGATTTACGCGGCAGGGCTTAGGAGGGATTACTATACTTCTTATACTTCTTTCTATTAATTAAGAAGAAGAAGAAATAGTAGATTAGAGATATAGGAGGATATATATAAGGGAAGGGAGGGAGTCTGATACTTCAACAAAGCCGTGAAAGCCGCGCCCAGCAAGGATTTCAGCTATGGGACTTTGTTTTCAAACCCTCATAATACTTTAATGTCATAAAAACAGCACCATGGAACAGGTGCCTGGTACGACGCGAAACGCCCATCATCGGGCGTTGGTGCTACTCACTGCTTGGCCACTACTTTATGCACCGGCAGCCGGGTGACGCTGTCGAACTGCACGAAGCTGAGCTTGTAGCCGCGCTCTCGCAGTTTAGCTTCCAGCTCATCGGTGAGCCAGCCCCGGATGAGGCTGCCTTCTTTGACGGTGGCAAATAGTTGCGGGTGCATGGTCGTTCTCCTGTTGGTTGAGCACAACGCCAAAAGCCCCTTGCGGGGCTGGCGTCCTTGCTTACTGCGCAGCGAGACGTGCTGCCTTGTTGGCCTGGCGACTGGCACTGACCTCAGCAGCCAGCTGTGCCTCACGTGCCTTCTTCTCCTTGTTGGCTTTGCGGGTGATGGCCGCCTTCTGGGCTGGTGTCAGTGCCGCCGGTTCTTCCTTCGCCTTGCTCAGCACCACACCAGCTTGCTGCTCGGCCCGGTAGGCCTCACCGCTGGCGCGCTTGAGCTGCAGCACGTACTCGGTGTCCAGCCGCAGCGAGGCAATCTCCTCCATCGCGACATCCATCCGCTTCAGCGCCACGCTGGCGGCGCGTGCCTTGGCCTTGCCGAGCGATACAGCGAACTTGGCCACCAGTGCATCACGCACTTCGCTCGGCAGGTTGGTGACGAGGTCAGTGAAGTCCTCGTCGTAGGCAACGATCTCGTTGCGGGCATCCAGCATCGCCTCGTTGGCGCGGGCAATAATCTTCCCGGCGTTGTGACGCGTGGTCTCGATCTGCTTCTGGCGGTCGAGCTTGGCCGCTTCGATCAACTGCGCCGGGGTGATGATCTCCTCACCTCCGTCGTTGAGCAGTGCAGCCACCTGGGCGTAGCGCCCGTCCTTGGCATCGCGCTCCACTTGCTCTGCCGCCCATTGCTTGGCGTCGCGGAACGTGCCGTCCGGGGCCTGGCCGATCATGAAGGCCATGGTGCTGCCCAGCGACTGGGGCTTGTCGTAGTGGCTGGTGGCTACGCTCTCCAGCTTCGACGCCAGCATGTGGCGCATGTTGGCGTAGTTGCGCAGCATGCCGCCCAAGTCCAGCGGTGCCGGCTTGCCGTGGTTGTCGTACGGGTCGTCCTGCGACAAGCAGTCGGCCTCGTTACGGGCATCCAGATGGCGGGTGCCATACACCAGCATGGCGCCACCTTCCAGTTCACGCTGCTCACGCAGCTCCTGGGCGGCACGGGCCTCCTCCTGCAGTAACCGCTCAGCGGTACCCAGCAGGCGGGCATTGATGGAAGCGATAACGCTGGACAGCATGAATTTGGACTCAAACATGATAAATCTCCTGTGGATTGGTGGATTGCTGGGCCGGAAGTGGCCCTTGGTGCAGCGATCAGGGTGCAGAATAGGCCGATAGTGCTGCGTCACCCTGAGAACGCAGTAGCGGCTGTTTATGGAGTAAATCAGTGGCGGCTGATATACAGCTCCAGCGCCCTGTCTTCGTCATACTCGGCGAGGTCTTCCACCTCAATGAGCAGGTCTTCAGGCGACTGGGCGAACATCCCAGCCTCCAGTTGGGCTTGCTCCAAAGCGTAATCAGCGTCGGAAAAATCGAACTGCATGGCCTTGCTCCTGTTGGTTGGTACAACGCCAAAAGCCCCTTGCGGGGCCTTGGTCATGCGGGTTGTGCTTCTTCGTCGTCGCTCAGCCAGCCAGCGACGTTGGTGTAGGCCGCAGCGCCCAGCGTGGCCACGACGGTGGCGATGTCCATCGACGCGCAGCTGTAGTCGGCCTCAGTGAACACCTTCCACACCTGCCACACGGCCTTGATGCTCAGCCATGCCACACCAGCGATGAACACGATCTTGGCGATCAGCACGCTGCCAGTGAGCCAGAGCAGGCCACCGGCTAACCACGTGATGCCGGTGTAGGCGATGAACGCCAGCGCAGCACCGACTGCGACGAACAAGGTGTAGCGCAGCACCTGCAACACCAGCGGGCTTTGGGCTGCCGCATTCACCTGGCGCAGCGCCCAGTCCGTGGCGGCCTTGCCATCAAAGCTGGCGCTATTGCTGCCCTTGCGGAAAGCGCCAGTGATCTCCTTCATGAAGCTGGGGTCTTTGGCATCCAGCTTGGCTTGGGCTTCCTCAGCTACTGCAGTGACAGTGGCGAGTTCTTCTGGCGAAGCGCCGAGTTGTTGTGCTTGTGCAATGGTCTCGGCAACGATGTCGGCCTTCTTGGTACGTGCAGTCATGTTCATGCTCCTGGTTGCGGTGAGGAGAACCCTCACCTTCACAACCAGAAGTTGGGCACGAGCTTGCGAGTGCAGGTCTTCGTCTTTGACGTTGACGGTACGGGGGTGCTGTAAAGCATTCTTTTCCGACCGTAAAGCAAAGACGAATCCGAAGTAGGGGTGCGTAACGCAGGGTAGGGGAGGGAGGCTCCACGCGACCAAGAACGCCCAGTAAATCCGTCACTCGGTACTGTATGCCTACGTCATTCCGATATCGGAATGATGATATCGACACCCCGCCCCACAGAGACTCCTTTTTCCTGGCCGCCAGAAAACAAATCCGAAGTACCCCCGCCCCTTATTGCCAAAGCACCGGTACCCGGTTGAAAAATCCAGAATGATAATCCCATAATCTACAAATCATTGATGGATTGAGATACACTGCTGCGATGGCACGACAACCCATGAACCCCTTTGAAAAATTCGAGGCCATCCAGAAGATCGCGTCCGGCGAAGTGCCCACGCAGGTCTTCAGAGACCTCGGCTATGCACGCCCAGAAGTGCAGGCCCACGCGTTCATGCAAGACCCGGATGTCCAGCAGCAAATCATGGCCATAAACCGCCAACTCGCGGCCAAGTACGAAGTGTCCCGCGAGGACGTGGTGCAGGGCTTTATGGAAGCCATCCAGGACGCCAAGCTCCTGGCCGACCCGCAAGCCCAGATTTCCGGGTGGAAAGAGATCGGCAAAATGCTCGGCTACTACGCGCCCAAGGAAACCAAGATCACGGCGCAGATTGACCACAAGGGCCAGATCACCGGCCGCCTGCAGTCGATGTCCACCGAAGAACTACTCCGGCTCGCCAACACCGACGTTATCGACGCCGAGTTCACCATGGAACCCGAAAAATGACCCCGCAAACCTTCATCGGTACCAAGATCATCAAGGCCTGGCCGGAAGCCAAAAACGGCGAAGCCGGCTATGCAGTCCAGTACCCGGACGGCTACACCAGCTGGTCTCCCAAAGCCGTGTTTGAAGAAGCCTACCGCCCGTTCCAAGGCCTCACCTTCGGCATGGCGCTGGAGGCTCTGAAGAAAGGCTTCACCGTAGCCCGCGCAGGCTGGAACGGCTCCGGTATGTTTGCCTACCTCGTCCCCGCTGCCAGTTACCCGGCCCAAACCGGTGCGGCCAAGGCCCACTTTGGCGAAGGCGCCATGGTCCCATACCGCGCTTACCTGGCCTT